TAGTAGGTAAATTTAGAGATAACTCAATTGCACCTATGTTATATCCTTCGGTTATACATAAGGTAGCAAAAGATTTTAATAATGCATATGTTTTACTTGAGATTAACACAAGTGAACAGGTTGCATATATCTTACAATCAGAATTGGAATATGAAAATATTCTTTATGTTACCAAAACAGGTAAAGGTCAGAAAGTAACTGGCGGTTTTGGTGGCTCAGGTAGAACAAGTTTTGGCGTTGTTACTGATAAAAGAGTAAAACGAATTGGTTGTTTTACTTTTAAATCATTAATTGAAGAAAAAAAACTATTGGTTCCAGACCCCGATGTGATATCGGAACTATCGACTTTCATTGAATATCGTGGTTCATATCAAGCGGATGATGGATACCATGATGATTTGGTAATGCCTTTAGTCTTGTTTAGTTGGTTGACAACTAATCCTTACTTCAAAGACTTAAACGATGTTAATATTCGTGAGGTGATGTACCAAGAAAGAATTAAACAAATAGAAGAAGATGTTATACCATTTGGTTTCATTAGTGATGGCCAAGATTTAGAATATGAAGTAGATGGTGGAGATGCTTGGACAAAAGAAGAATCTAAGTCATTACCACCAGGTTACTTATCTTCAAGTTTCTAAAAAACTAAATAGTGTATAAAGAAAAATTGACCCATAACTAAGGAGAAATCCATGGCATTTCAGCTATCACCTGGGGTAAATGTATCAGAAATCGACCTGACTACAATTGTACCCTCAATCGCCACATCAATTGGCGGTATTGCTGGAAATTTTAACTGGGGTCCAGTTAGTGAAGTGGTTACCGTATCAGACGAGGTTCGCCTCGCTTCTGCATTTGGTAGACCAGACAATACAAATTATGAATACTGGTTCTCAGCAGCAAATTTCTTAGCATATTCAAATAACCTAAAAGTTGTTCGTGCTGCAAACACGACTACTACTCTTAACGCTACAGCCAATGGCTCTGGTGTTTTGATTAAAAATTCTGACGATTATATTGCTAATCGTGAATCTGCATCTAATACTACTTACGGGCCTTTTGGTGCTCGTTGGGCTGGTGTTTTAGGTAACAGTTTACGCATTTCAATTTGCCCATCAACACAAGCATTTTCTTCTAACTTAACTGTTACAGATACTTTAAGAACTAATGCTGTTAGTGCTGGTGAAACAACAATCAACATAAACGGAAGCGTAAATGCGGCCGCAAATATTGCTAACAACGATTTAATTTCTGTTGATGGTGGTTTAACATACGTCCGTGTTGCTTCTGTTAATGCAACCGCAATTATTACTGCAACTGCACCTGGTGCTCTCAATGTTGGTACAGCAATTCTGCGTAAATGGCAGTATGCTGATAATTTTGGTGTAGCTCCAGGCACATCATCATACACATCTGGTTTAGGTGGTTCTGGTGATGAAATGCACGTTATTGTTGTTGATGAAGATGGACAATTCTCAAGTGGTGTTGCAAATACCATTCTTGAAAGATATTCATTCGTTTCAAAGGCATCTGATGCACTAAACAATGACGGTTCTTCAAACTACTATAAAACAATTATCAACAGTCAATCAAGATATATTTGGTGGTTAACTCACCAACCAGGTTCTAGTAACTGGGGAACAACTGCTGTCGCTAAGACATTTACCAATATCAATACACCATTCTCCGCATCAATGACTGCGGGTGCTGATGGTACAATTGGTAACACAGAAATTATTACTGCATATGGTTTACTTGCAAACGCTGATACTGTGGACGTTTCATTGTTAATCTCTGGACCAGGTAATTCAACTATTGCTACTGATTTAATTTCTAAGGCAGAATCTCGCAAAGATGCTGTTGTATTTTTATCACCACCAAAATCGGCTGTTGTAAACAATGCTGGTAATGAATCAACTTCAATACTTTCATTCCGTTCAGGACTAACAAGTTCTTCATACGCATTTATGGATTCTGGTTATAAGTATCAATATGACCGTTATAACGATGTATACCGTTGGATCCCATTAAATGGTGATGTTGCTGGTATTTGTGCTCGCACAGACCAAGAACGTGACCCATGGTTCTCTCCAGGTGGTTTAAATCGTGGTATTGTTAAGAACTCAATTAAACTTGCATATAACCCAACCAAAGCAGAACGTGATAACTTGTATGTTCAAGGTGTCAATCCTGTGGTTACATTTGCAGGCGAAGGTACAATTCTATTTGGTGACAAAACATTGTTAAGCAAACCATCTGTGTTTGACCGTATCAATGTTCGCCGCTTGTTTATTGTGCTTGAAAAGACAATTGCTCGTGCTGCTCGTAGTTCATTGTTTGAATTTAACGACCAGTTTACTCGTGCTCAGTTTGTCAATTTAGTTGAACCATTCTTGCGTGATGTTCAAGGTCGCCGTGGTCTAACAGATTATCGTGTTGTTTGCGATGACTCTAATAACACGGCCAATGTAATTGATGCTAACCAATTTGTTGGTGATATCTATATCAAACCAGCACGTTCAGTCAACTTCATTCAACTTAACTTTGTGGCAGTCCGCACAGGCGTTACGTTTGAAGAAATTGTTGGCCGGTTCTAATAAATAGAGAGATAGGAGAATAAAAAATGGCATTTAATGTAAACGAATTCCGCTCTCAGATGGTAGGAGACGGTGCTCGCCCAAATTTATTTGAGGTGAGTATGCCGTTTCCTGGCTTTTCACAGCCTGGAGATGCACAAAGAAAATTAACCTTCATGTGTAAAACGGCTCAACTACCTGGTTCAACCATTGGTGTTGTACCTGTTCAATACTTTGGCCGTGAATTAAAATTTGCGGGTAATAGAACATTCACAGATTGGACAATTACAGTTATCAATGATGAAGATTTTGTGATTCGCAATGCTTTCGAGCGTTGGATGAATGGTATCAATAGTCATAGTCTTAATATTCGTACCCCATTAGCAGGAACTCCAGGTGGATATACTGTTGATGCTGATGTAAAACAATTTGGTAAACAAGGTGACACTCTAAAAACATATCGTTTTCTTGGAATGTTCCCTCAAGATATTGCACCAATTGATGTTGATTGGGGTTCTAACGATACTATTGAAGAATTTACCATCACGCTTTCTTACCAATGGTGGGAAGCAACATCAGACCAAGTGGCTTGATGAAAAGGGGGGTCACACGGCCTCCCTTTTTACTTTTTAGGATGATTAATTAATGGCAATAAAACTATTCGGATTCACCCTCGGTAAAAAGGACATTGTTCGGGATGAGAAACCTGAGCAAGCTTCTTTTACGCTTCCAACCGAAGCAATTGATGATGGTGCAGTTACCATCACTCAAAATGCTCATTATGGCACATACGTTGATTTAGATGGTGCTGTTAGAAATGAGATAGAATTAATTACCCGCTACCGTGAAATGTCAAATCACCCTGAGTGTGATATGGCAATTGATGAAATTGTGAATGAAGCAATTAGTCATACAGAAAAAGGTGAAGTTTTAAAAATTGTTTTAGATAATTTAAAACAACCTGAATCAATTAAGAAAAAAATTATTGAAGAATTCAACAACATTCAAAAGATGTTGAACTTCAGTAATCTTGCCGATGACTTATTCAAGCGTTGGTATATTGATGGTCGCATTTATTACCATGTGATTGTTAATGAAAAAGACCCAAAACAAGGTATTCAAGAACTTCGTTATATTGACCCACGCAAGATTCGTAAAGTGCGTGAGATTCAAAAAGATAGAGACCCAAAAACTGGTGCTAATATCATCAAATCTTTGGCTGAATACTATGTCTACAATGACCGTGGTACAACCACACAAACATTTAGTGCAAACGTAACGCAAGGTTTGCGTATTGCACCAGAAGCAATTATTAATGTAAACTCTGGTTTGATGGATGCAAAAAATGTATTTGTCATTTCATATCTACACAAAGCAATTAAAGCTCTCAATCAATTAAGAATGATTGAAGATGCGGTTGTTATCTACCGTATTTCAAGAGCACCTGAACGCCGTATTTTCTACATTGACGTTGGTAATTTACCAAAAGGTAAAGCAGAACAATACATCCGTTCAATTATGATTCAGTATCGTAACAAACTAGTTTACGATGCAAGCACAGGTGAGATTCGTGATGAACGTAAACACTTGTCTATGCTTGAAGATTTTTGGCTACCACGCCGTGAAGGTGGTAAAGGTACCGAGATTACTACACTTCCTGCTGGACAAAATCTTGGTGAAATGGAAGATGTAAAATACTTCCAAAAGAAACTGTTGAACGCATTGAATGTTCCAGTATCTCGCCTTGAACCGAATGATGGTGGAGTTATGGGTCTTGGTCGCACGACTGAAGTTACCCGTGATGAAGTTAAGTTTGCAAAATTTGTTAATAGACTTCGTAATAAGTTTTCACAAATCTTTGACCATGCATTAAAAGTTCAATTAGTATTAAAAGGTATTTGCACTTCAGAAGAATGGGATGATTTCAAAGAAGAAATTTACTATGACTTCATTAAAGACAACAACTTTACCGAAATGCGTGATGCTGAGTTGTTGCGTGAAAGAGTTAATACAGCAGTAATGTTAGACCCATTTGTTGGTCGTTATTATTCATCTGCATGGATTCGTAAAAATGTATTGCAAATGACTGATGAAGAAATTGAACAAATGCAAAAAGAAATTGAAGAAGAAGGTACAGTTGTTCAAACAGGTGATGAACAAGCACAGGCACAACAAGGCCAAGTTCCACCAGAAGATAATAGTATGGAAAGAACACCTTCTGAATCTGCTACACCGGAACTTGATGCCGAAGTAGAGAAGTCTGCACTAAATATAAATAGGAAATAATGGAGAAAAATATGACAAATTTTGTAGACCAAATTGCCACAGGTGATGCACTTGGTGCAAAGAATTCTATGGCTGATATGTTATCAGCAAAAGCTTTTGAAGCACTAGATGCTCGCAAGCAAGAATTAGCTGCATCATTATTTGGTGGTTCTAAGCAAGAAGAAAAAACAACAGAAGAACAATGAAATCTCTACAAGACTTTAAGACTCTTTTAGAAGAAGAAAAATCAGACTATTCTAAGTTTGATACTTTGGTTCGTGCTGGTCTTGCCAATAAGGCACAGATGCAACGTATTCACAAAATCTTAGATAAGATGGGTGAAGAAAAACCAACATTCAACAATGCAGATAGAATGATTATTCAAAACCTCTTTAACAAGATGGTAGATTTAATTTCTAATAATAAACAAATTAACACGCAGGCTCGCCGTGCAGTTAGAGAAGAGGTTGAAGTTGAAGTAACTGAAGAACCAGTCATTCTTCAAGAAGATAAAGACCCACCATTGGTGTTGGTTATAAAGCGTAAAGCAATTCGTATGTATCCTGATGGTACAAGAATTGCTTTATATTATAATGAAAGACTAAAAAAATATTTTTCTGTGCCTTATCAATATGGTTCAGGCATGGATGCACCTATTCAATCAGAAGAAGTTGAAATTACCGAAGCAGTAATGGACACACTACATAAGATAGTGAATGATAAACAGGCAAAATCAGTTAAGTTTGCTTCTGGTCATACTCGCAAAGTAGACCACTTTACTGCATCTGCAATTACTCAAGTGCATAAAGCATTGAATGATGATAATAAAAAGAAGTTTGCTGACATGGTTCACAAATCACCAACACATTTACAAAAAGCAGCTGACTTTGCTTTTAAACAGGCAAAATGAAATTCGTAGAACTTATTGCGGAGAATAGACTAACAGAAGCCAAATCATTTATATTTGAGCGTCTTGAGCAAATGATTGCTGCAAGATTAGAGGCAGAAAAAGTTGCCGTGGCGAATGATACATATGAATGGGTCGAAGAAGAATTAGACGAAGCTAATGTAATGAGAATGGGTAGAATCACTAAGGTTCGCCGTAGAATTAGAAGAAATGCAAAAGGTAGAATTGTTGTTCAAAAGAACGTAAGAAAATCTGCCATTAAAGGATATAAGTTGGCTGGTAACCGAGTTGTTCGTATACCAACCATACAAAGGTTACAGAAATCTAGGAAACTTAAGCGGTACTGGAAAACAAAAGGAAAAGCAAAGTTGCGTAGAACACTAATGAAACGCAGCATTTCTTTGAAACGCCGCAAATCAATGGGAATAAGATAACATGGCATACGAAATTATAAACACTACAAGAGGCAGCTCAATCGTTAGAGTTGTGGATGTTAGCACAGCCAACCTTACACTCAACCAATTTAGAGGCAGTCCTAACACCGAAACTGTTAGTGCTTTAACTATACGAAAATTAAATTGGTCTACTAATGGTACTATTGAAATTACTCGTGATGGTGCTCAACTATTTAAGTTATCAGGTTCAGGCGAAATGCGCCTTGATGATTACGGTGGTTCAGTTGCTAATACTGCATCGGGTAATCTTGCAGTTCAAATTTTTACTGGTGGATGTATTGTTATGGAAGTTTCAAAGACTGCTACATATAATGTAGACCCATATTCAGGACAAACCCTATGAAACTAATTAGAGAAAACATTGAAGAAGTAAAATTCTTAACTGAAGCCACAGAAAATGGCAAAAAGAACCTGTATATTACCGGTCCTTTTCTTGTATATGATAAACCAAATAAAAACAATCGTATGTATACCAAAGACATTCTAAGTAATGAAGTCAAAAGATACAACGAAGAATATGTAAAAACTAATCGTGCGCTTGGAGAACTAGGTCATCCAGACACACCATCTATTAACCTTGAAAGAGTATCTCACAAGATTGTCGAATTGACAGACAATGGAGAAGCTTTTATTGGTAAGGCGTTAATTCTTGATACACCATATGGTCAAATTGTTAAAAACTTTATGGACTCTGGTGTAAACCTTGGAGTATCTTCTCGTGGTATGGGTTCATTACAACCAACCAAAGAGGGTTACAACATTGTTCAAGATGATTTCCGTTTAGCAACCGCCGCTGATATTGTTGCAGACCCATCTGCACCAGGCGCTTTTGTTAATGGTATCATGGAGAATAAAGAATGGTTGTTTGTTGAAGGTCGTTTTGTTGAAGTTGATATAGATAACGCAAAAAGACAAATTAGACAAGCATCACGAAAAGATATTGAACAGGTTGCTCTCAACTTGTTTGAAAATTTCATCAGAAAACTTTAATTTTATAAATAAGAAATCATAAGGAGATTCCTAATGGCATCAAACAAACTATTTGAGGCAGCCGCAGAGATTCTTGCAGGAAGCAAGAAATCAGCATCAGCTATGCCGACAGAAAAATTACCAGCTGAAGTCCATGACGCTGGTGGCCCAACACCGCAGAATTATAAGAATGACGATAATTCGGCAAAGATTACACCATCGTCAAAGAGTGCTACAGCACCAACTACAAAGCCATCTGATGCTTCTGCCAAAATGGAAGAAGAACAATTAGAAGGTGAAGTAATTGCTGAAAAAATGCACGATGATGAGAAAAAAGAAATGATGAAGAAGAAAATGAAAGAAGATATTGATTCTCTCTTTGCTGACGATTCTACCATTTCTGAAGAATTCAAATCTAAAGTTTCTACAATTTTTGAAGCTCGTGTCCAAGACCGATTATCACAAATTGAAGAAGAAACAGAAACACGTTATGCAAGTATGCTTGAAGAAGCAATCGATACTATCAAGTCAGATTTGACTGAAAAGGTTGATGACTACTTGTCATATGTTGTTGAACAATGGATGGAAGATAATCAAATCGCTATTGAATCCGGTTTGCGTTCTGAAATCACAGAAGAATTTATTTCAGGTTTACGCAACCTGTTTGCAGAGCACTACATTGATGTGCCTGCTGAAAAAGTCGACCTTGTTGATGAGTTAGCTACCAAAGTTGAAGAACTTGAAGCTTCTCTCAATGAAGAAATCGAGCGTGGTATTCAAACTAAAAAATCTTTAGTTGAAGCTCGCAAAAATGAAATCACTCATGTTGTTTGCGAAGGTCTCACAGCAACTCAAGTTGAAAAAATCAAATCACTCGCAGAGAGTGTTGAATTCTCCACAGAGGACGAATACAAAAATAAACTTGAAACAATTCGTGAGAACTATTTCCCATCAGGTACTAAACGTGCCGATGAAAAACAGTTGCATGAGGAATTAGGCGATGCAGACGATAAAAAGGTGTCATCTGACCCATTTGTCAACGCAGTCGCAAACGCAATTTCTAAAACAAAACTCTAAAAATTAGGAGATAATAAAATGTATTTGTCCGAAAATCTACAAACTAAATGGGCTGGCGTTCTGGATCATCCAGATATGCCGTCTATTAAAGACCCATATCGTAAGGCTGTTACAGCCGTTATTCTTGAAAACCAAGCAGTCGAGATGCAAAAAGCATCTGGTATGCTTAACGAAGCTGGTTCACCAACAAACTTTGCTGGTACAGGCGGTTTCGGTGGTTCAGCTGCTGCAGGTGGTCCTGTTGCCGGTTTCGACCCAATTCTAATCAGCTTGGTTCGCCGTTCATTGCCAAATTTGATTGCGTATGACGTTGCTGGCGTTCAGCCAATGACAGGTCCTACAGGTCTGATTTTTGCAATGCGTACCCGTTATGCTGGTCAAAGTGGTACAGAAGCTTTCTTCAACGAAGCAAACACAGGTTTCGCTGGTGCAAACGGTGGTGGCGCTCAAATCGCTCTATCAGTTCCAACTGACAATGCTGCTAATAACACATTTGCTGGTAACGCTGCTGCAATTGCTGCAATGACAACTGGTTCTGCTGAAGCTTTGGGTGATGGCGCTTCTGGTAACACATTCCAAGAAATGGCATTCTCA